GCCTGACCATTACCGTTCGGCCCAGCACAACCAAATTCCGCAAGGCTGAAGCGTCAGAGTTCATCGAATTTCTGTACCAGCAGGGCAGCGAAATGGGCGTGAACTGGAGCGAGCCAGCACTGGCGATCTATGCCGAGTACCGGGAAGCACAGCAGAGCAAGGAGGCAGCATGAAGATTTGCAGAGTGGACGGTTGCGGTCAGGCGGTTCGGTGCAAGGAACTGTGCAGCATTCATTACTCAAGAATGCAAAGGAACGGCACCACCGAAAAGCTAAAGCCTAGAGGTAATAAGCGCCCTGGCAAAGATCACAACCGCTTCAAGCATGGAATGGCTGGGACTTCGACATACAAGTCATGGTTGGCGATGAAGAAAAGGTGCCTGAACCCTGATTGCAAAGACTATCCGAACTGGGGCGGGCGAGGAATAACCATCTGCAATGAGTGGATGGACTTCAACAATTTCTTGCGCGACATGGGCGAGAAGCCGAAAGGCATGACTCTCGAGCGGGTAAATAACGACGATGACTATAAGCCTGGAAACTGTATCTGGGCCAGCAGGACGGCGCAGAGCAGGAACCGGCGATATACCAAGATGAGTGCCGAACAAGCAGCCGAACTGAAGGCTGATCGAGAGGCTGGAATGACTTATCCGGTGCTATCTGAGAAATACGGAATCAGCATTTCCCATGCTCACAGGATCGCCTCTGGCGATTCATGGAGGGCTGAATGAACCACTTCACCAGCAAAGGCTTCCGGCTGACTGACCCGGCCATGCTGGGGATTGATGACTACAGCAGATGGGAAAGGGAGATGGCGGCGTGAACCTACTTCGGAAAAAGTCACTCAAGATTTGCGTGATTACGGCAGTGTTTGTGACCGTCGCCATGCCGCTGATTATATCAGGAATCATGATTGCAGCAGGAGGTACGGAATGAGCGCATCCACCCTCAAATGCCGCCACTGCAAAGAGCGCAAGCAGCGCGACACCATGATCAGAGTGCCCCTCGGGGCATTCTGTGACACCCGCTGTGCCAGTCAGTACGCCATAGCCAAAAGCAGTCGGGAGCGGGAAGCCGCCGAGAAGCGCAAGATCCGCGAAAAACGGGAGCAGGTGCGCGGTAACGACCTGTCACACCAGACCGAACTGACACAGAAAGCGTTTAACGCCCTGATCCGCGAGCTGGACAAGCATCTGCCGTGCGTGAGCTGCGGTAAACCCGCGGGACAATACACGCTGACCGCCGGGCACTACCAGACCGTTGGCGCACACCCTGAACTGCGTTTCGATCCGCGCAACTGCCACGGCCAATGCTCAGGCTGTAACTCAGGCGTCCAGCGATTTGCCAAGGGCGACAAAGCCAGCACTCGGCAGAAGTTCACCGCCACGCTGGTTCGACGCTACGGCCAGGCGTTTGTCGATGCTGTCACCGGTCCCCATGACGCCAAGAAATATACCTGCGCCGAGCTGAAGGCGATGCGTGCCGAGTTTAATGCCGAGCGCCGGAGTCTGGAGAAGGGCGAGCCGCCCTCACGGGACTGGCGGCAGGTCGAGCAGCAGGACAGGAATGCGGCATGACCCCAGGGGAGCGAGAACACTTCCTTGACTGCCTGGCCCGTTGGGTAGACCGGCAGCCACGGCAGCGGCAAGAGAGCTGGGCAAAGAAGCAAAGCCAGCAGATGCGGGACGAGATACGTGAGCGGATCATTAAGCAGAGGAGAATGCGGAATGCGCGACAATCCTGATCAGTGCGTGGCCAGCCGCCAAAAGACCTTGTGTGTCTATTTCCAGCACAACGGACAGTGGTACCGCATGATTGCGTCCGCGCACGTTATCGCCGGATTTCTAGGGGTTAAGTGGGAAACCGTGAAGAAGCGCCGATTGAGGGGTTCGCCGTGGTCCAAGTCGTTCCGGCCGACCGATATGAGGGTTGAGTGCTGCCGCCAGGGACATAGCATCTGATAACACACATATCTCATGGAATATAGGCATGGCAGACCAACAGTTAGCGCACGACATTACCATCGAGGCCGGAAAGGCCGCCCCGCCCGTTGCTGTGGCAGGGGGGCACTTTCTGCTGGGCATCCAGTTGGCGGACTGGGTAGCCATTTTCACGCTGGTGTATCTGTTTGGATCGATCGGATTGCTGGTGCCCAAGTATCGATACCAGTTTGCACAGTGGCGAAAAGCTCGCCGCGAAAAACGGGAGCAGCGTGAATGATTAAGAAGCGCCTGGCCGTTGCATCTCTTGGCGCTGCCCTTGCCGTGGCTGCACCGCTGGTTAGCTGGTACGAGGGTAAGCGCAACAATGCGTATCTGGATGCCGTGGGCGTGCCGACCATCTGCTATGGCCACACCGGTACCGCCAAACTGGGCCAGACACTGACCGATGCGGAGTGTGATGCGCTGCTGGAGCAGGATCTCGGGACGGCATTCGCGGCAGTGGACCGGCACACCAAGGTTGAACTGCCGATAGAGCGCCGAGCCGCGCTGGCATCGTTTGTATTCAATGTCGGGGAAGAGGCGTTCAAGAACTCGACTCTACTGCGCAAACTGAATGCCGGTGATGCTGCCGGTGCCTGTGCCGAACTGGACCGTTGGGTGTACGCCGGGGGCAAGGTTCTTGAAGGACTGGTCAAGCGCCGGGCGACTGAGCGGGAATTGTGCGAGGTGGGCTTGTGATGAACGTCCGTGTGGCCGTCCTCTTGGCTCTGGCTGGTACCTGTTTCGCTGCAGGCTGGAAAGTTTCGGAGTGGCGTAATGATGCTATCCAGGCCGAGCTGTACCGGCTGGAAGATGAGCGTAATGCCGAGAACCGTAGACTGGTGGCCGAAATCGCGCGCGTGAACCGGGAAGCGATCAGCCAGATCCGCATTGAGAACCGCACTATCTACCAGAAGACCCGCCAGGAGGTGATCCGTGATCCGGTCTATATCGATTGTGTCGTGCCTGCTGATGGTAGCAGGTTGCTCAACGAAGCCCGGGCAGCCGGAAACGATCGACTCCGTGCTGATGGCACCGTGCCCGCCAATGCCGATGATTCCGACCCAGGATGACGGCAAGATCCAGATGGGCGAGCTCACCCTGTCGGACGTTGAGCTGGTAGGCATGTATACCGAGTGCGCTATGGGCAAACTTGGGTTGATCAAAGCAGTGGAGAGCATGACTCATGAATAACGGCATGATAAAGACGAACAAGCAACTGGTACTGGAAGCCGTTGAAGATCTACACCGCATGGAGCAGATCGTTACCCGAGAAACACTGGCGAATCATACGGGGTTGAAGCTGAGTGTGATTGACGATCGTCTGAAAGCCTTAGTAGCAGATGAGCGCATTGTGCGAGTACAGCGTGGCGTATTCGTGCCAGTGGCTCAGCACCCGCCGGCACGCCAGATCAGCCACACGGAATTGCCTGATGGCACGGTTGTGCTGGATATTGGTGATGAAGTGTTGCACCTGACGCCCCGTGAAGCACGGACCTTAGGTGCCATGCTGGGTGGCAGGGCGATGCAAGCCGCCCAAATTGACTTGGGTAATGCGGCAGTCTTCGCAAATGCTGAACTTTCAGCCCGGCTCCGTCAGCTTGAGCGCATAATTGCACAGGCTGATTTACCCATCGCCAGTTAATCCCCTCCTGTAGAGTTCGACCCTCTATCATCATGCCGGGATCATTCTCGGCATGACCATTTCAAAGCAGGGCGATAAGCCCGCCACCACAAAAGCCAAACGAAAGACGCATGACTGGGAGCGCATAGAGCTTGATTATCGGGCTGGTGTGAAGAGTCTGCGTGAGATTGGCGCTGATCACAGCATATCCGAAGGCGCTATACGCAAGCGTGCCAAGCGTGATGGCTGGACCCGAGACCTTGCCCAGAAGATCCAAAGCAAAGCGGATGAGTTGGTACGCAAGAGTGAGGTACGCACCGAGGTACGCACCGATTGCGCTGTTTCTGAGCGCGAAACCATTGAGGCCAATGCTTCTGCCGTTGCCCAGGTAAAGATTGCTCATCGGGGCGATATCCGCCGCTCCCGGGCAATCACAATGTCATTGCTGGAAGAGTTGGAGCAACAGACTGTCGCAGAGCAGGTTGCGCTACTGGAGCAGCTTGGAACGATCATGCGTGATGAAGATGAGCGCGGCGTAGACAAGCTGAATGATTTGTATCACAAAGTCATTTCTCTTCCTCAACGTGCCAAGACGATGAAGGACTTGGGCGAGTCCCTGCGAGTACTTATCGGGCTTGAGCGGCAGGCTTT